CTAGGGTAACTAAAGTATATACTTCTCAATTTGATTTACCTATACTAACAAGAAATGATGGTGTAGATACTCCTGCATGGAATATGTTTGGTAAGATAGATGTAGAATTAAATCACAATGGTAAAATAATAAATAATATTGGTTCTAAGTGTTCACATTTTATTTGTTTACCATTGGTGGATGAGGAAGTTATTTTAGATGAACACGAAGGTACAATTTATTATGATTTTCCATTGAATAGATTAGGCAAGGTAAATCATAATAGAGTAAATAAAATAACGGGTGAAAGACAGGTTTTTGAATCATTAACATATCACGCAAGACCAGTAGCTCCACAACACGGAGATACTATAATACAAGGTAGATTCGGTAATTACATAAATCTAACATCAGAGCTTGAAATGAATGCTAAACCTGCTTATCCAAAAATAGTAATTGGCAATATGCAGGATACGGATGGGGTACAGGTTCGTTATAAAAATTATGATAAATATTTTCCACACTTTCATAATGCTAATAGTATAGGTTCTTGTATAGAATTTACAAGTAGTCCTAGAAATGCTGATATACAACCATCAGCATTAGAAACAGAATTAGAAGATTTTTGGGATACATCTGGAAATCTAATTACCATTACATCAGACCAATTAATTTTTAATAGTCGTGTAAGTTCAATATCAATGCATTCTGCAGATGATATAAGTTTGACTTGTTTGAATGATTTAAATTTAGTTGGAATGAATCAAGTTTCGTTAGGTAAAACAGATGCCACCAATCCCGCAGTAAAAGGTACAGAGATGAGAGGATTTATGAATGAGTTATTATTGGCTGTAACTGGTTTTGTAGACACACTTTCTACAACTGGTGATGATGATGAGTCAGAGTTTTTACAAAAAACCAAAGCAGAGGGTGCTGCAGACCAACTAAAAACAGCAATAGAAACAATGAGAACAAAGTACATAGGTTCTGATATTGAAAATAGTGGAATGGTAAGTAAGAAAGTATTTTTGGAGTAGTTGAATGCCAAGAAAACCAATTTTATCTGAACTTATAAAAAAACAAATACTCGACCAAAGTGTGTTAGAGGTTCAGAGATTAGAAGAACTAACAGATGAGTATATTCTATTTATAGAAACGAATGAAGCAGCAGCTGATAAGTACTATAAACAGTTACAAGAAGTTAGAGCAGCTTTAGAAAAAATAGCACAATTTTGGGTAGATACTAAAAAGACTCGTGATAAAGTAAAGAAAGCAATAAAGACTGCTAAAATTGGTGTAAAGACTGCTGATGCTGCTGATAAAACAAATACGATTGCTGGAGCATTGAATCCAGCAGCAGCTGCTTTACAATTTGCAGCTAAACTTTTGAAAGATGAAATAAAATTTGAACTGAATCACCTAACTGCTGTAGCTGATATTATAGCTCCAGCACAAGACCAATTTATAAGGTTTGCTGGGGGAACATTATCTGATGGAAAAACTAAAGTTGATGGAACTTTCAATGAAAAGATACACGATATGGAAATTAGGCTGAGAAAAAAGAATGATGCGAGAAAAAAGAGGGACGCTGCTCTAAAACGAAAAAAACAAATGAGAAGAGGATATGGATCTAGTGCAAATCAGAAAAATGCTTTAGCACAATATGGTTCAGCTGCTGAGGCAATATCTAATGTTCCAGCACCACAAATAGAAGAGCCGACACCGACACCACCAGCAACAGATGAAAGTGATGATGGATAAAGATTTTCTAATAAAAACATATTTATATAATATAGGAGTTTTATATGTCAAAGAAAAATAAATTAGTTGGGATTATAAAAGAAATAATCAAACGAGAGGTACAAAAAGAAGTACAGAAGATATTTATTAGTGAGGGTATGAAGGCTATGTCATCTAAACCCAATGGAATAAATGATGTGCCCGAAGTACTTCCCAAACCCAAACATAAAGAAGTTAGTTATACAAAAAACCCAATGTTGAATAAAGTACTCAATGAAACAGCACAACAAAATGAATTCGAAGAGTATCCAACTATGGGTGGTGGAACATACGATACTTCTAAAATGACAGAAATGTTAGGGTATGGTGGAGCATTTGGTAATCCCGAAGCTAAAAGACAATCGATTGGGATAACAACTGCTCAAGCTGCTGGTGTAGATCCAGATAAAGTACCTGAAGATGTGATGAAAGCGTTGACTAAAGATTACAGTGGTGTAATGAAAGCTTTAGATAAAAAAGACGCGGGAAAATAGGAGAGTGTAAATGCCAAATGAATTAGATTTTAATGAAGATGTACAAATTGGTTTACAGCTTCCTCTTGGCACACATCAAAATGGAGTTTTTAAACAAACTCAAACTTTATTAGAACAAACGAAGTCTAATATAAAAAATTTATTATTGACGCGAAAAGGAGAGAGACTGGGAAATCCATTATTTGGTTCAGATGTTTTGAAGGCTGTGTTTGAACAGATAGATGGTGATATAGAAAGTCAAATTGAAGAAGCAATAAGAACTGCTATACAAGAATTTCTACCTCATGTAAATGTCAATAATATAGAGTTTAGTAGTAATCAAAATACAATAGTACCAAAAATTTCTTTTAGTATTAATACAGATACTACTAGTATAGAAGATATAACCTTAGACTTACCATCACTTGAAGATTCAGATGGTAATGCTGGAATGCCATTCAGTAGAGAAATGGGCGGATAAACAGGAGAAAGTAAATGCCTTATTCAGCACCAAAAAATAATTCAGTAAAAGAGGTGAAGTATCTAAACAAGGATTTTACTTCATTCAAAGCAAATTTAATAGAATTTGCTAAAGTATATTTTCCAAATAATTTCAATGATTTCAATGAAGCTTCTCCAGGTATGATATTTATTGAGATGGCTTCATATGTTGGTGATGTACTTTCTTATTATATAGATAACCAATTCAAAGAAAGTTTATTGGCATTTGCAGAAGAAAAAAGAACTGTATATAATATGGCTCAAGCATTAGGTTATAAACCTAAACTAGCTGCACCAGCTTCCACTAACCTTGATATATTTCAAACAGTGCCAGCAAAGACTGCTGGTAGTGGAGATAGTTACACAACTCAACCAGACTTAACATATGCTTTGACTTTACAATCAGGAATGATAGTTGAGTCAACATCAGGTGTAAGTTTTAGTACAACGGAAGATTGTAATTTTAAATTTTCATCATCTAATGATCCGATGGATGTTAGTATTTTTGAAAGTAGTGGTAATGTTCCAGTAACATATCTTTTGAAAAAATCTGTTAGAGCAGTAAGTGGTACAGTAACTACTGAATATATTACAGTAAATGCAGCTGAAAAATATAAAAGGATAGCACTTGCTAATCCTAGAGTAACTGAAATTATTTCTTGTACGGATAGTGATGGGAATAGTTGGTACGAAGTTCCCTTTTTAGCACAAGATACTGTATTTACAGATGTTCAACTTAATTCAAATACAGATCCTGATTTAGCTAGTCAAGCAGACCAAGCACCATACTTATTGAAACTATTGAAAACTTCAAGAAGATTTATATCTTATGTGAGAGAGGATGATAAAACTGAATTAAGATTTGGTGCTGGAATCTCAGATTCTCCTGATGAGGAAATAGTTCCTAATCCTGATTCTGTTGGTTCGTCTCTTCCAGGTTCACCATCACACTTAGGAAAGGCTTTTGATCCATCTAACTTTTTACAAACAAAGGCTTATGGTCAAGCACCATCAAATACTCAATTGGTTATTACTTACAGACACGGTGGTGGTATAAGTCATAATGTTGGTGCTGGAACTCTGAGAAATGTACAAAAAGTAGACATATCATTAGATACCTCTGGTTTAAATACAGCATTAGTACAAACTACTAGAAATTCAGTTGCTGTAAGTAATCCTATACCAGCAACAGGCGGTAAGTCAGAAGAAAGTGTAGTTGAAGTCAAAAATAATGCTTTAGCATATTTTCAGGCACAATCAAGAGCTGTAACAAAGGAAGATTATATAACAAGAGTTTATGCATTACCACCAAAATATGGTAATATTGCAAAAGCTTATATTGTACAAGACTCTCAATTAGACACCACCGATACAGGTGCTAATTCAGATAGTAGAATTATGAATCCACTGGCATTGAATTTATATGTTCTCGGATACGATGCTTCTAAAAGTCTTACTCAAATAAATGAAGCAGTAAAAGAAAACATACAAACTTATCTAACACAATTCAGAATGGTTACTGATGCTGTAAATATAAAGGATGCTTTTATAATAAACATTGGAGTCAAATTCAATATTATAGCTAAAACTGGATATAATGGAGAAGAAGTTACTCTAAGAGCAATACAAAGAGTTAGAGAGTTTTTTAATGTTGATAATTGGCAAATAGGACAACCAATTGTGTTATCAGATTTAGCTTATCAAATATCATTAGTTGATGGAGTCTCTGCTGTATCGCCGCCTGAAGAAAATAATCCTAATGGTTTACCTGTATTAATAACTAATAAATTTTTAGCATCACAAGGGTATTCTGGAAATATGTATGATATGATTTCAGCAACTAAAGATGGTGTTGTGTATCCATCATTAGACCCAAGTTGTTTTGAATTAAAATTTCCAGCAACAGATATTGAGGGCAGAGTTGTTGGTTCTTCATCAGGAGGTAACTAATGCATTATTTTATTTTTCCAGATATAGATACAACTTTATATGAGCAAAGTGGTAGTCAGAATACAGGATTAGATGAAATCTTAGAAGTAAGAAAAGATTTAAATGATGCTGGATCTAATCCAAAGGTTTCAAGAGCATTATTGAAATTTGATTTGACTTATATATCCCAATCTGTTTCCAGTGGATTAATTGCCAGTGATGCAAAATATTATTTGAATTTATATGATGCTAATCCAGCAGAACTTAGTACTAGTCAATCTTTATATGCTTACCCTATAAGTGGTAGTTGGGTTCATGAGGGAGAGGGTTTCAAAGCTGACGACCCAATAACAACAGATGGTGCTAGTTGGTATTATAGAGATAATGCTGACACAAAAACATATTGGACTGGTTCGATTACAGGATCTGGTGGTACTTGGCATACGGATGTTTATGGTTCACAATCATTGGAGTATGAGACAAGAGATGTGAGAATGGATGTGACACCGATAGTTACTGCTTGGTTCAATGGTACACACCCAAATAGTGGATTTATTTTGAAAAGAAGTGGTAGTATAGGAAACTCAGACAGCAATGCCCCTGAAGGAAATGATACTAGATTAGGTAATCTATCGTTCTTTTCAAGACAAACTAATACTATATACCCACCAAAGTTGGAAGTTGAGTGGTATGATACTGCGTGGAGTACAGGTTCGTTATCAGCATTATCTAAAGCAGATATAGAAGATTTACAAATTTATATGAAAAATTTAAGGCCCGAATATAAAGAAAAATCTAAAACTAAATTTAGATTAGTCGGTAGAAGTAGGTATCCAACAAAATCTTATTCAAATACTGCTTCGGAATATTTAACAGCAAAATATTTTCCAAGTGGTAGTAAATTAGTAAAAGATGGTGCTTACTATTCTATTGTTGATAATGATACAGAAGATGTAATAGTACCATATGGTACAGGTTCACTAATAAGTTGTGATAGTGATGGAAACTATTTCAATATATGGATGAATGGATTACAATCAGAAAGATATTATAGAATTGACATTAAGGTAGTGAGTGGAAGTGGTACAGTAGAAGAACAAGTAAATTATTATAATAATGACTTTGTTTTCAAAGTTGTGAGGTAAAAAAATGCCATATACAATAGAAGAACTTGAGAGTAACGAATATTATCAAAATCTCAAGGATGAAGAAGAACAGAAATATCTACAGCAAAGAGAGTTATATAAAACTGCTGCTGCTATCCATCCTGGTTCAGGAGGCATACCAGCAGATGGTAGTATGATATCAAGAGACGAGTCGGGAACAATGCTTTTATTTGAGAGTCCTTATGATGGGGAATTATACGATGATGAAACCACTATTATACCACACACTTTAGAAGTTGTTCAGTATAGAATAAATGAAGACATATTGGATGAGGTATTAGATAGAACAATAACAGAATTATAATGGCAAGTAAACTAAACACAACAGATAAAAATTTACTAACATCTGGCACTAAGATTAATATTGGTAATAAGCCATACGAAAATGGTTTATTTGGTACTAGACCAGAAAGAGATTATATATACTTTGAACTGAAAAGTCTTACTGGTGGTACACTAAATTTCAAAAAGATACCTTTTTCTGAAATTGAGATTGATGATGAGGGTAAGTTATTATTAAAACCAGTAAAGGAATTGGTTGCTGAAGATATTCAAACTGGTGCTTATCAAGTCAATTACCAATTTTACAGACAGTTAGCTGGTGATGAAACTACCTTACTAACAACAACTCAACAAAATGACCAAGGATATTTTACTATATGGGAAGATACAAATGCCATTGAAATATTAGATAATGGTGAAATTTATGCTTCTGGTCCTAATGGTGAGAGAGGACAGGCATTACAACTTGATAATTTGACATTACAAGTAGATGCTATTTCGCCCAGTAGAAGTGAGGTTAGACTAAAAACAAAAAGTATAACTGGTAATAAGTATCTTGAAAACTTTGCTAGACTTGGCGAAAGTGTAAGGAGAACAGCGCATCCGAATATAGGAATAACTTTTGGGACTCTAAATGATATAGATAATTTTGAGACAGATACAAATGTTATGACAATTATTCCTGAAATACAAGAAAGTTCTGGTCCTCCTCCAGGATATAGTGCTGGATCATCAGGTCCTCCACCAAGTGGTACACAGCAAATATTTAACTTTTTATTTACACCACGAATGGTTGGTGGAACTGTTTATGTCAATAATGTTTATTTGGTTGATACTATTACTACCATACCAAGAACAGAAGCTAATATTATTGTAAATTCTGAATTAGCGGATTTAGAAAAAGATACATACAGCGAAGTTATAAAACTAGGAGATAAATTTCCGTGGGATGAAAATTTACACGCAAATGCAGTAAGGGCAACAGGTTGGAGTACTGGATATTTACATTGGTTTGAAAATAACGATACTTGGAAAAACTCTACACACTTAGGTTATTGGGCGCATATTGTACAAGGTGAGGGTATAGATGGTGGAAATTGTATGAAATTTCCTGATATAAATCAGTCATTTGCTGAAGAGTATACTCAATGGCCATTGGAGAATCCACATAGATCATTATTGATAGCACAACACATACCTCATGCATTAAATTCATTGGGTGTTGGTCATCAAGACAATGTTGTTGTTTCGTTTCAAGTAAAATCAAGTGTTCCAAATAAACCAATAAAAGTAAGTTTAAAATACGCTAATTTTTTAGATCAAGAACCACAACCTACTGAATCTCCTGATGGATTTTTTAATCCAATAACAGGAGCATTTGGTGACGAAGAGTCACCGATAAATCCACCTGATGATTATTATCCGCCAACAGTTGCTAATGCACAGTTGATAGAAGCACAGCCGCCACAAAAGTGGTCTACTATAATAAATTTTTTCAATCTTGAAGAACCTGTTTTTGATTTTGGAGTAGGGGACAATACTGCAGCACTTGGTGGTACTGGTGTGTGGGTTGCTGTTAGTTCTAGTGGTGGTTCAAATCCAATATTTGAATGGGCTGTAAATACAGGCAATTCTAATTTTCAAGATTCTGCTGGCGAATTGAGTGAGGGTGGTAACTGGCAGTGGAATGGACAACAATGGGTTACTTATCCTGAACCAAGTACACCTACACCTATAGTTCAAACAGTAAATGGTGTAGAGTATACAACTGTTCATCCGAATGATTTTCCTAATGCTGTAAATGCTCATAATTATGCTATACAGAATCAGAACATACAAACAAGAAGACCACTTTTTCCAAGAAATGCACCAAGTGATACTAATTTTGAATATGGTGCTGCAGCTTCTTCAGGATGGGTAAATTGGCTTGCAGGAAATGGATTTGGTAGTGTCGATAATACTTTAGATTTTCGAAAGTGGATTTTATTGGGTAAACAAGACCAAGTATGGCTTGTCAAATATAATGAAGCAACTATATCACATGGGACATATTATTGTTACGATTGGGATAAACTTTTTCCACAACTAAGAGCTACAGAAATTGAAAGAGTAGATGGTGATGGTAATATCACAACTATAAGTTTATATGAAGACATATTTCAATATGGTTATATACAAGATATAACTTGTGCTAGATTTCGTGATACTGGACTAAGAAGATTTCAGTTTGGATCATACCATGTATTTTATAATGATGGTATGGGGAATACAGACAGTAATAAATCATTCAGAGTAGATACATATAATCCAGGAGATTCTACTGCATTTCCACCCATCGAAGGAGTTTTCAAAATAGCTGACTTAGATGCACCTTTCAATGAAAAAATCAATGATAATGGTGGTATGGTAAAATGGGCTGGTAGAAGAAAAAATGATACTCAAGAAGTAAGGTACTACGCATTTACAGGAAATGAATATTATAGAGTTGATGATGGTAATGGTGATTTATATGAATTAGATGATGACAACCAATGGATTGAAAGTGATTATCCAAGAATAATTAATGATGATGGGTTTAAACAATTTGAAATGCCTTGTGATGTGGTTATTGAAGAAGACCCAAGTCATAAGACAGGAGATTATAGTGGTTATGTTCAACTTATTGGCAAAAGATTAAGAAAAAGATATCCTGGCGATGATGAACATAAACCGTGGGATACAATTACCGAACACTTTTTTGGTGCTGGTGAGTTTGATACTGGTGGTGAAGATTTTATATTTGGTACTAGAAATCCTGGAACAGAAAATTGGATGCAGGATGCTGATGGTAATCCATTACCTAGAGTTCCAGATTATGACGATGGTTCGGGAATAGAAATAGTAGGAGATACTCCTGATAAAGTAGGTACTTTAAGTCCAGAAGAATTTTGGGTTTGGTCAGAACCAGATGATCAATCTTCAGTTTATTATTGGAAATTCACAGGACCTGTTCCACCAAGATATACATATGTCAGACCAGGTGGAACTAATGCTCCAATATATAGAACAAGTGTGGCAAATGAGTGGGAGAGTGCTGAAGTAATAATTCCAGTTAGAGATGATTGGAGATTGGAAGCACCTGGTTGGCAGGTCGTTTTTGAAGGTCATGATTTTACTGATACGAATACATTTGGAGTTAGTTGGGTAGATGCTGTAGATGTAAGATTTGAATTAGTAAATGAAACAACACAACAAGAAATAAAAAAACCCTTTGTTGCACAAATACAATCTGTTAGTGATGATGGTACACAAGTAACACTAAATAAGACTTTTGCAGATGGTGCTATAGAAGTTGGAGATGATGATAATCCAGCAACTGCTTTTTATCAAGAAGGAACTGCTGCTGGTTCTTATACTGGATTTGATGTTTCATATACAATTTTCAATCCTAGAGAACTAAGGACATACTTAAAATTTGGAAATCAATTCTTTCTAACAACTAATTTTAGACAAGATAGAGCTGCTGTTACTAAATGGCCTCACTCAATAGTTTATAAATTATACGAACCATTACCTGGAAATATACAAAGATTCGATGAACTTACAGTAGTAAAGGAAATGGTTACGCCTATAACAGAAAGAGTAAGAATAGTTGATTTTGTAGATAATGAAATGGGGGACAGAGTACTAAAAAGTCCTGATATGAGTAATGTGGAAAGTCCTGTACAAAGACGAACTACTGATTTCAAAACTGAAAATTCTATTGTTACATCGGATGCTATAGTATCAAAAGAATTAAAAAATAAAATAATATCTGCTAGTGAAGCTAGTGCTGAATTAAATATAAATTATCGTAATTGGGAAAATGTTGCAAACTTTAGTTCGGTAGAAAAAAGAATAGAAAATTTTAAATATAAATTGGAGTTGATAGAAAGTTATACTGCTTCAAGTTCTTCTTTATCAAATGTATCTGGTTCTACAGGTGACAAAAATGTTTGGGATTTGAGAATCAATGAAGTTAAAAATCAATTTGATCATTTTGAAAAATATATGTACTTCGAAAGCTCTTCAGCAGAATCAAGTTCTTTGGGACAATTCTATAGTAATGCATGGCCTAAAACAAGCGGTGGTGGGACTGTAACAAATCCTTATGTGTTAGCACATACTACTTCATCGGTAGCCACTACTTGGTATGAAAATAACATTATATCTGCTTCGTTATTTGATGATGAAAATTTAAATAAACTAAGTAGTTTACTGCCACAACATCTAATAGATGATACTTCAAATGATACTTATCTAGCATTTACGGATATGATAGGACACCACTTTGATAATATTTGGGTTTATGTAAAGGCTTTAGGTGATGTTTATGATAGAAGAGAAAGTTTATCAGAGGGAATGTCGAAAGATGTATTGTATGCTGTAGGTCAATCTTTGGGTTGGAGGCTAAATGATAGTTCTGATTTAGTAAGTTTACCAAGATACCATTCAGGAAATGAAGTTACAGGTTCTTCGGTGTCTACATTTTCAGCAACATCACAAAAAGATTTAACAAGAGAAATTTGGAGTCGTATCATAAACAATATGCCATTCTTTCTAAAGAATAAAGGTACAATAAAAGCTCTAAAAGGTTTGATAAATGTTTATGGTATTCCATCTACAATTTTGAGAGTCAAAGAATATGGTGGTCCTAAAATAAAAGATGATGAAGCACCACAGTTTGAGATAACAAGAAAATTTACAAAGGCTTTAGATTTCAAAGGTTCTCAGTATGTGACGATGCCTTGGGTAGATGATACTGGTAGTGGGAGAAAGCCAGATACTATTGAGTTTAGATTTAGAGCAGTAAGTAGTTCCAATCAGATATTGGTTGAGAAAAAGGCAAAATCACCTAATGTATCTTCTAGTTTTTATATCAGACTAAAAGATAATGGATCAGCTGATGATTATGGTACTGTTGCTTTTCAATTGAGTGGTTCAAATGGTCTAAAAGAAATCAGCTCTTCCGCATTTCCAGTTTATGACGGAGATTTTTATTCTGTTATGTTGAGAAGAACATCTGGTTCAGATACAGGTGTTGTGTCACAATCATTCCAATTATCTGTAGGTAAGTATGATGCTAGTAGAAGTAAGATACATTTATTTTCTGCTGTAACAATGTCTACTGATATAGCTGCTTCATCATCATATAATTTATCATACGCAAACGATGGTGATATTTTTATTGGTGGTAGTGCTAATAATGCATTAGTTGGTTCTCGACTTACTGGTTCAATGATGGAATATAGACAATGGACAGAAACATTAGGTGTAAAACCATTCAAAAATCATATCGCTAATCCACAAGCATACAATGGAAATAATTTATCTTCATCTTATGATAATTTAGTATTAAGATATTCTTTCAATGACAATAAAGATTTAAGTTCAGATACAGATGGTATTCGTGATGTCAGTTCAAATCAGACGACAACAGTATCTGGATCTCATAATGGATTTACAGGAAACTTTTTTAGTAATGTAGTTGATGAGTTAAAATCTCATATTCCAAGTATTGGTGCTTTGAGAAGAACTACGAAAAAGATAAGGATTGAAGATAACTCAATAAAACCTGGTGAAATATTACAAAGAACAAAAAGAGCAACTGTAAGTCAATATGATACAGCAGCTAATGATTCCAATAAAGTGGGAATTTATTTTGCTCCTACAGATGTAATTAATAATGATATAATACAATCCGTTGGTGATTTGAATTTTGAAAATTATTTAGGAGACCCTAGAGACAGAGAAAAGTTGAGTTATAGAGGATTGAGGGCTACATCTAATACATACTGGCAAAAGTATACCGAACCGAATAATTTTTGGGATTATATTAGATTATTGAGATATTATGATCAATCATTATATCCACAATTAAGAAAATTGGTACCTGCTAGAGCAAAAGCTGATATTGGCTTATTGGTAGAACCAAATATATTTGAAAGACCAAAAGTTATTGTAGGTAGAGAACCTGAGGTATCACAGGATAATTATAGAACAACTATTGATGTCAGTACAGATTACATTGAAATAACAGGATCATATAATGCGGGAGTTGCTGTTACTACTACAGATCATTATAGTGATACAATTAGAATATCTAATACACACGAATCAGGTTCAAATATAGTTGTTACAGGTTCATATGATACATATAATGGAACTATATCAGAACAGAAAGATAGAAACTTTGATAAGTCTTTGTGGCAAGTACTCACACAACCTGGTCTTTATGTATCTGCTTCGGTAACACAAGGTGATATAAAGTACAAAGAACTTCAACAACCAATGGTAACTGGGTCTCGTATTTATGGTAGAAACCAAAAACAAATGAAATTTTATACAACTGTACTTAGTCACTCTTTGGGTTTACCGAACTCATCATCATTTTATAATGTTGATTTGGACAACTTAGTAGATCATGACTTAGCTAAATTTAGGTCTTTTTATTCTGGCGTAAAAAATACACCACGAACTACTATTGATGGTGGTCGTCCAGTAGAGATTACAATTACATCACCAACTAAACTTGTAACTGATAAAGATGGGGAGTCTACATTGAAAACTGGAGATGGTAAACAATCTAAGTTCAAATTTAAAGGTAAGAAAAAGAAAAGAAAAAAAGGAATAAGTAAATTTGGAATAGGAGCAGATGGAAGACCAGCACCAATATCATTTGATTTAGATTTCAAAAATTTATTGAGAACTGAACAAACATTGATAAATAAATTTGCTGGAAAGAGTGATGGAGATCCAGATGCTACAAAATCAAAAAAATTAAAGAAGAAAAAGAAAGGTGGAAAGAAGTTTAAGAAAAAGAAGAGTTCTTTCAAATTCGATTTCGGAGGAAAAAAATAACATAAAATTTTGATATGACTATATTTATATATGATATCAATCTAACCATATACAGATACATTTTAGGAGTAAACTATGGGATTTTTAAATAACGCTACCATAACCGTAGATGCTATCCTTACTAAAAAGGGTCGAGAGTTATTGGCACAAGGAACATCTGCTTTCAATATAACAAAATTTGCTTTAGCAGACGATGAAGTAGATTATAAATTATTTGATGTGACTCATCCAAATGGAAGTGATTTTTATGGAAAGGTAATAGAAAATATGCCTTTACTTGAAGCATTACCTGATGAGAATCATGTAATGAGATATAAACTCATTACTTTACCCAAAAATACTGCTAGGATGCCTGTTCTTACTGTAAGTCCAGGTTCCGTAACATTCAATGCAGCTGGTGGACTAAATCAACCATCCGTTGTAATACAAGCTACAACTGCTAATGTATCTGATAATAGTTATACTTTTATTTTACATGATCAATCTGTTGTTACGATGAGTGTTGCTTCGGGTGCTGGTGCTGGTTCACCTGGCGCTTCTACACCTTTCTTCTTAGGAGAGGATGACGCACCAAATAGTAAAACAGTGGTTGCTAATTCTGTAAGAATTGCATTGTTACCATTACCATCCACAACACCTGCTGGTGGTAAAGCAACTCAATTGACTGTAATAGGTAACGATACAGGTGCTACACAATCAATAACAGTAACTAATAAAGTTAAAATCACATCAGCTGGTGATGCTACGATTCTTGGATAAGGAGTAAGAAATGGCTATCTATAAAATATTTGATGATGGGAACGATGTAATTAGTAATGTAAAAGATACAGTCTCATCAGGAATGTGGGAAAATGGATCTGGTACATTAACTGCTTTTTATACATCATCCACACAATCTGGCAGTAGCGGAGAACATTACTTAGATGTATATGGTTCAGCTGCTACTACAACTACAAGAAAACCACAATTTTCTGTTGCTTATGGACACTTCAATGGAAGTGGTTCATTAGGAAGAATTGGTGTTGATGGTAATAGAGCAGCTGCATCGGTTTATAGACAGTTATCACAAACATTATTAGGACCAACTGAAACTCAATTTACATTTGCTGGTACAGGTGGAAACATAACACCGAAATTTGTATATGCTATTTCAGTTGCCAGAGAATTTCTTAGAGAAAAAATGGATCCAGGCAATTGGGAATTACATATAAGTGGTAGTGGAGCAACTAAACTCAAATTTATCGATGACAGTGGTGCTACTACAAATCCAACTGTAAATCAAGGTGGTAGAGTATTCAATATTGTTAGTGGTTCTATTGCCACTGGAACTGCCGTAACAAAAACAGCTGCTGCTTCACAAGATGGTGGTGGGTATGGATTATTTTATCCTGATTTAGGTATCTTAGTTTTCAATGGACCTGTACTGAATACAAGTGCTTCTTTAGCAACTATATCGGGTTCGAATGTAAATGGTGATAATTCTTTTAAATTCTTTGAAAGAATCAGAGTTGCTGGTAAATTTCAGGCAAGAAGAGAAGAGGTAATTACTTCACAACATTTCTTTGTTAGAATACCAAATCAAGAATTCAATTTTAGTTCAAATCCAACTTTTGCAACTTCTTCGGATGGTTCATTTACGATAGGTTCGTTTTATAAAAATCCAAAATCTTATATAACGCAAGTAGGATTGTACAATGATTCTAATGAACTATTAGCAGTTGCTAAACTAAGTAAACCACTAATGAAATCATTTTCAAGAGAAGCGCTTATAAAAGTAAAATTAGATTTCTAAACTGGGAGATAATAGGTCATGTTTAAGACACTAGACCCAGGCGATATAAATATCACACCTTTCAAAGTAGGTAAGACATTTACTTTAACAAATGCTGATAGTGGAAGTTTTTTCTATAGTTTTAGAGCAATTAGTGGAAGTTCATATAATTACGCAACAGCTTCAGATGTAACCAAAACTTATCCATCGATGTCTTTTTATGCCAAACCATCGTATTTTATGTTGAATCAAATGTATTACAAACAAGATGGTGCTGGTCTTAGAAAATCTTATACAGACTTGAATCCATATGAGAATTTTGCTTCAAATAATGATAATCAATACAGATTACTACATCAATCAGCATCTGTTATATCCATACCACAAAACCTGTATGGTGAAAGAATAAAACCTAAATCAATAGAGCTAAATGACGACTCAACATCAGAAACAGTAACGATTGTTGATGATGGTGATGGCAATCTATATGACTTTCAATATTCCGCATCATATGCTAAATTCAAAAGTGGTAGTATGGCTAATGGTAAATTTGATTATACACAGATAACTGAAAGTTCAGGTTCTGTAATTGGTAATGTTTTTTATGAACACGGAGTTATAGTAATTACGGATACTGGTAGTAGGTATATTGATTGCGCACAAAAAGAGGGTACAGATGGATTTTCTTTGAAGTATAAAGGACAGACAACTATTAGAGAGTATGAATATACTTGTGTTGTTAGTGAAAATGAATTCAATGGTACTATGAACATATCTGCTACTAAAGCAAATAGTGGTAGTATAAGTGTCGATGGTACTGAAGCTTGGAAGTTGTTTCCACCTGGACACGCAGCAGCTAAATCGGGATCTTTTAATTCAACATACACAGCAGCTACGGACTATGAAAATTTCGTTACACACTCTGATTTCAGACCATATGTAACTAAGGTGGGGTTATATAACGACTTCAATCAATTGATAGCGATAGGACAACTATCAGCACCCATAAAGAACGATAAGGATTTGGCACTAGCAATAGTAGTGAGGTTTGATGCATGATTAAACTAAAAGACTTATTAATTGAAAGTATGTATGTGGGATTGCAGGGTAATAGAGAGTGGTATCCCGCACATACGAGAGATGCTTTATCGTGGACACTTACTCGAAACTATGTTCCACTATACCCAAAGACAATAGAAAATATTATCGGTAAGATACCAATAAATTCATTTCATGTTACAAGCCCACATCATATAAAAAGTATAAAAGATGTATTGGGTAAGAAAAAATCAATATCAACATTTACCAAAGCTAACAAATCATCTCAATTGGCAAAAGGTCGTGGAGTACAAACTGGTAGTGGTGGTGTGATATTCCATGTTGAGGGTTTATTGTTAGCAAGAAAATATATGGATTTTGATACTGTGCCAGATAGAACTGGTCGTAGATGGGTAATGGGACATCATATATTTGGTGGAGATAATATGGTTGTAAGGGATGCTATTCAGAAAGCTGGATTGCCTGATTATGATGGATGGAGAGAAATAGAAAATAAAATAGTGAGAAAAGTTGAAGATGATCCTAAAAATGCTGATATACGATACAATGAAATAAGTAAAATTGTTAAAAAAGAATTAGGACCTATTGTTGCTAAACATATAAAAAAATATGTAGATACTACAAATAAATTATTGAAAAAAAAGAAAGATATAGTAATAAAAAATATCACACAACCATCTAGAAAAACCTCTGCGTGGTGGAATGAAATAATTATTTATAATGTAAAAATCAAAGATGTGTTTGTGTTGAGTAGAGTTTGGGACGATTATTATTTCCAACACGATTCTGGATTCGATAGACCTGTAGAAGCACATAAAAAAGAATTGTTAAAGCTTGTACCTGAAAATAAAATAACAATTGGCACACCTGCACAATTCCGTAAATGGTATCAAGATCGAGAAGGTGAAATAACCCTTGACGATGCTTAAACTACAAGATATATTATTGAATGAGTACTCTAAATTTAAACTAAATATCCCATCTGATATAAAAAAAATACACGGACTTTTTAAGAAAAATAATAAAAAACTTTTTGTTGTAGGTGGAGCAGTTAGAGATGCAATATTAGGAAAGAACCCAAAAGATTTTGATTTAGCCACCGATGCTAAACCTGAAGAGGTATTACGAATAGCAAAAAAAGGTGGATTGAAAACCGTAGAGGTTGGAAAACAATTCGGTGTCGTGATAGTTGGTGGACACGAAATAGCAACATTCAGAAAGGATATTGGTAAAGGGAGACGCCCAAGTTCAGTTGATTATACCGACATCGAAGGTGATGTTAAACGGAGAGATTTAACTATCAATGCTTTATTCTATGATTTAGATAGAGGTGAGATAGTTGATTTAGTTGGTGGAATAGCCGACTTGAAAAAGAAAAAAATTAGAACGGTTGGAAAACCAATTGAAAGGTTTGATGAAGATCCGTTAAGAAAAATGAGAGCATTAAGATTTCAGGGAGCACTTGGTGGTAAGTTAGGAAAAGAAACAGAAAAGGCACTAAGACAAAATCCAAGTCTTAAAGGTGTGAGTAAAGAAAGAATCAGAGATGAGTTTGTCAAGTCGATTAGAAAGGCAAAATCAACTAAAAGGTATTTACAACTTGCTGATTCATTAGGATTTACAAAACAGATATTACCTGGTTTTCAAGTTAAAGTTCCATACATAAATGAAAATGATTATGTGCTATTTTTAGCTTGGATTTTACGAAAAAATGATGTAAATTCTATAAGGAAATTGAATGGTTTAGCCTATCCTAATCAAGAAATAGTTGATATTCAGTTTTTGAATTCATTACAGAATTTCAAACCTGAAAAC